ATGCTGCCCACGCACCTGTCCCACAGCTCCAGGGAGACGCTGGAACGCTGCGCTCGGGCCTACTTCCTGACCCGCATGACCAAGGCGCCCCAGACACCCGCCCTGTGGCTCGTGGGCGGCTCCGCCGTGCACGAAGCCACGGAGCACTACGACCTGATGTCCGTCGTCGGCAATGAGGACATCTCGAAGAGCGCTGTCCGCCAGATCTGGGAGGCGTACTTCGAAGCTCAGGTGGCCGAGGCCCGGGAGAAGGAGCCCGAGGAAAGCAAGTGGCGCCGCTCGAAGACGGAGGGCGTCGAAGAGTGGCGGCGCAACGGGCTCCAGTTCGTGCAGTCGTACATCGACTGGCGCGAGCGTAGCCCCTGGGAGATCTGGACAACGCCCGACGGCGAGCCGGCCATCGAGCTGGACGTGTCGGGCAAGCTGCCCGGCTGCTCCGTCGAGATCAAAGCCTTTCTGGACCGGGTCTTCTGGGACCCGGTCATGAAGCAGCTGGCCATCGTGGACCTGAAGACCGGCAAGAAGCCGCCGAAGACCCCGGCGCAGTTCGAGACGTACGCAGCCTTGCTCAAGGTCAAGTACGACGTGGACGTGCACATGGGCGTGCCCTTCATGAACCGCATGGCGACGCTGGGCAAGCCGTACGACCTGTCCGAGGTCGAGCCCGAGCGGATCGGCGCCGCCTACGGCGACGCCTGGTCCTCGATTCAGAAGCACGCAGCTGCCGGGGAGTTCCCCGCGTCGGGCTTCCCGCGGGAGTGCTACCCGCTGTGCGACGTACAAGCCGCCTGCGCGGCCCAGAACGGGCCCCTGGCTCACCTCTACGACCCGGCATCGCCGGGCTACCAACCCCAGTTCTAAGGAGAGATGTGCGTCTTCTGCCCCTGACGAGCCTCGGGCTCATCGTCGTGGCCTTCGTGCTGATGCTGGTGGGCGCCTTCCGCGACCACCACAAGCTCCAGCTGACGGGGTCGCTGGTCATGGCGCTGGCCTTCGCCCTGAGCCTCGCCTACGACATCCGGCACGGCTCGCGCATCCTGGCCGCCCTGGATGCGGCCCTCGTGGCCGTGAACGTGGCCGGCTTCTTCGGCCTGCGCCGCGGGTACGCCAAGGCCGCGGTGGACGAATGATCACCACCCTGATCTTCGGCCAGCTTCTGGCCGCCTTCCTTCTCCAGGCGCACCTGGGCCGCATGCAGGGGGTCGTCGCGTACGACGACCCGCAGCGGGACCCCAACTGGTGCTGGACCCACAACGCACTGTGGCCCGCCTGCGCGGGCAAGCACTGAGGAGCAGACATGAGCGAGAACGAGACGAACGAGGAGTTCTTGATGGTCAGGGAGGTCGCAGCGTGGCTGCGGGTTTCGAGCATGACCGTCCTCCGTCTGATCCACGCCGGCCAGCTGGACGCGATCCGCGTCGGCCGGACCTTCCGCGTGAAGGAGTCGTCCTTCAAGGCGTTCGTGGCCAAGGGTGGGGTGCAGTGAGCTACCGCCACTCCAGTTACCGCAAGCTGTCCCGGGTCGTGGCCAAGGCCAACAACGCCACGGCCGTGGGCGAGCGGCCCGACCTGAGCCGGGCCGAGATGAACCGGGTCCTGCACTGGTCGAACCAGCCGGCGCTGCCCAAGCCTCCGGGCTGGGGCGAGCCGAAGGTGACACACATCGTTGCCGACGCCAGCGGCGATCCGGAGCACGTGGACGACTGCCCCGGCTGCCTCGCCGACGGCAACTGATGCCGTCCAACTGCGACTGCGGCGCATGCTGCGAGGCGTGCGGGCACTACCCCGACTGCATCCGCTATGCCGGCGACGACGACTGACGGTCTGATCTGGCACTCCACCCCACGGGCAACCGTGGGGCTTGTTGTTTCCGGGAGCGTCGTCATCGACGCCCCTCCTTACGCCCGTAGATGGGCGCTTCACAGACCAGCGGCTGAGCTGCTGAACGATCCCCGGGCGGACACCGCCTGGATTCCCGAACGGAGCACCATGACCGACACCATGCCCGAGCAGCAGGCCCCCGCCGACGAGACCGGGGACTGGGGCGACGCCGAGCAGAGCGCCCCGGACGCCACCTTCCCCGAGTTCCCGGCGAACCCGCACAACCACCGCTTCACGATCTCCATCGACGCCCGCGGCCCGATGCTCGTGGTCCGCGCCAACACCGGCGCGGAGATCCAGCAGGCCGCGGAGGAGCTGGAGGACGCCGCAGTCGGAGCGGCCATCGGACGGGCCTGGGCGGCCTTCAAGGCCGGCGCGGCCATGGGCAACGGCCTGGGTGCGGTCCCGGCCCAGCAGGGCGCCCCGGCGCCCGCGGCGCCGGGCATACCGACCCCGCCGCCCGTCCCGGGCGCTCCGGGCGCGGCCCCGGCCGCGTGGCAGAACGCGGGCGCCCCGGTCGTTCCCCCGCCGCCGGCCGCCCCGGTGCAGAACCGCGGCGCGGAGTACGCGCAGGCGGGCTGGTACCGCCTGAACGTGCCCTTCCCGAAGAAGGCCGAGTTCGACGCCATCACGCAGCAGTACGGCATGCGCAAGGGGCGTCCGTCCGAGGGTGGGCAGTTCAGCTTCCTCAAGGACACGAAGGCGTGGTACGTGGACCCGCAGTACGCGGGCGCCTTCCCGCAGTTCTCGCCCGTCCCGGCGTAGGCCATGACTTCCCTCGCGGCCCCCTCCGGCGCCATCATGGCGCCGGGGAGAGGGGGTGTCATGCCGACGAACTACCGTCTGAGCGACTACGACAAGCAGAAGCTGCGTGAGCAGAACAGCGCGAACGCCGCGGCGTTCTGGATCGTCTTCTTCATCATCGCTGCCGGTCTCGCGCTGTACTTCGGCACGCAGGCCGGAGGGTAAGTGCTCACACTCTCGCGCTCCGTGACGCGGGCGGCGAGCGGCAAAGAGCCGCTGCCGCCCGCTTTCGCGTCCTGGGCCGCACAGGGAATCCGCCCCCGGCGGGCGTCGGTCTCGATGCTCGCCGGGATTCCCGGCTCACACAAGACGCGCATCATGCTCAACGCCGTGGTGAACATGGGTGTGAGCACCCTGGGCTTCTCCACGGACTCCGACCAGGACACCATCGCCTCTCGCCTGCTGGCGAAGGCGACGAACACGCCCACGGTCGTCACCGAAGAGTGGCTGCGGTCGGACCCCGAGAAGTGCCAGCGGATGCTGAGCCAGTACGACTTCATCCGCTGGGACTTCCGCCCTGACCCGACCATGGATGACATCTGGCTGGGTCTGTACGCCTACTACGAGACCGAGGGCCGGTACCCGGACCAGACGGTCATCGACATCGCCTCGGACGTCGGTCACGACGTCGGCGACGAGTGGGCGAACCTCCGCGACCTGATGCGCCAGGCGAAGGTCATCGCCCGTGAGACGGGCACGCACCTCTGGCTGGTCCATCACTGCTCGGACTCGCAGAGCACGAAGCGGCCCTGCCCGCGGCGCTCGGACATCCACGGCAAGATCGCTGCAATCCCGGAACTGATCGTGACGTGCGGCCTGGACAACTCCGGTGGCCTGCACGTCGCGCCGGTGAAGAACCGGCACGCCAAGGCGTCTGCGGACGCCGAGATCCGCATCCCGATGACGCTCAACGCCGAGACGTCGTACGTCGGGGACTACGTCAGTCAGCCGCACGCCTACGCGGGCGGCTGGAACCAGCAAGGAGAGGACTGGTAGCTCATGCTCGTCAAGGAACTGCGCCGCCTGCTCAACACGGTGCCGATCACGGCGGACAACGATCCGGTCATGTTCATGGACCGAGAGAACGTGGAGATGTACTCGCTCAAGGAGCTGAAGCACGAGGGCGCCTCGTACGACGAAGGCGGCAACGTCACCTCCGTCGGAGGCACGCTCTGGCTCAACGGCGAGTCCGCATGAACGCCCTTACCCTGGCCGAGCTGAAGCTCAAGCACGCGCAGCTGACCGAGCGCGCCGAGCGCCTGGAGACGGAGTGGCGGACGCTGCCCGTCAGCGCCAAGAGCACCGCTCTGGGCAAGAAGGTCAAGGCCCTGCGCGAGCAGGCCGCGGACTACGGCAAGCTTCTGACCCTGGCGGAGGGGCGGTCGTCGTGAGCGAACGCGTACGCGCTTCACTGCCCCCCTGGGACTCAAGAGTTGAGGTCCGCGTGAGTCTGGAGATCCAGCTTCCGGGCATGTCGGGCCCCCTCTTCGTGGAGGGGATGAAGCTCAGCGTGGACCGATACATGTACGACCGGTACGGGGAGCTGGGCGAGCTGGATAAGTGGCTGCACTGGCAGGCCACGGACTACGTGATGAAGAACAGCAAGCTCCGTAGCGTGGCTATCGACAGGCCGTATCGGTCGCCTCTGTTGGGGGAGTCGTGAGGGTCATCGTCACGGGCTCCAGGGCCTGGCCCGACCCTATGAGGGTCTTCCGCGAGCTGACGCAGCTCTACCTCCACCACGGCCCGTTCACGCTCATCCATGGCGCCTGCGCCACGGGCGCGGACGCTGCCGCGCACCACTGGTACGAGACGGCCGGCATGGACCTCGGGTGCACCGAGGTCCGCTACCCGGCCGCGTGGGAGGCGTACGGCAAGAGGGCCGGGCCCATGCGCAACAAGCAGATGATCAACAAGGCGGGCGCCGATCTGGTGCTCGCCTTTCTCTATGGCACGAGCAACGGCACGCGCCACACGGTCAGCTTGGCGGCCCAGGCCGGCATCGAGGTCAGGAGGATCGAAGCATGAGCGACAACCACCGCGGCCTGCCGCACGACCTGCCGGAGTACGAGCCCAACTGGCCCGTGGCCATCAAGGTCAGGGCGAAGCTCTACAAGCGCGGCGGGCTCTGGTTCTGGGTGCACGACTGCCCCCGCCGGGGGACCGTCGTCACGCTCGGACACCCGAGTCTGTTCCTGCTCACGGCGTACGCCGCGGCCCTGAAGCACGTCCGGGGGTGCTGGTGAGCGACGAAGAGGCAGCGCCTCCACCCGTCTACCAGGTGTTGGTGCACGGCGCCGTCTGGGAGGACTTCAAGGAGTGGCTGGGCAGGCGGGGCATCGAGCTGACGCCTCCCGTGCGGTTCTCGCCGGACGACATGCCGACCTACTGCATGACCCCGAAGACCATGCGCCCGGAGGGACCGTGAGCACGAAGAGCAAGCAGAAGGGCACCACGGCGGAGCGGGAGGTGGTGCGCTACCTCCAGCAGTGGTGGCCCACAGCGGAGCGCCGGGCCCTGTCCGGCAACAAGGACAAGGGCGACGTCGCCGGTATCCCCGGCGTTGTCGTGGAGGTCAAGGCGGCGCAGACGCAGCTGCTCACGAAGTGGCAGAAGGAGACGGCCGCCGAGCAGGCGAACGCCGGGGCCCGGCTCTGCATGCTCGTGGTCAAGCGGCCGTACAAGCCGGTTCCTGTCTGGGACGCGTACCTTCCCATCGGTCAGCTTCCGGTGGAGTTCCAGCACTTCCCGGCCGCGGGAAAGGGGCACCTCGAATGGGTCCGAGTAGATCTCTTCCTCGGGGCTCAGTTCCTGCGCTTCCTCTCGCCCCCGTCCTCGCCCACTACGGCGTGGACCTGAACGCCGGGCGCTGGGGCAATGAGCTGGTCTGCTGCCCCGTGCACGGCGAACGCCGTGCGTCCATGTCCGTCAACGTTGATAAGGGCCTGGCCCACTGCTTCGCATGCGGCTTCGGAGGAGACGCGCTGAAGCTCATACAAGCGATGGAGTCGTGTGATCGTGCAGACGCTGAGCGAAGAGCAGAGGAGATTCTTCGAGCAAGCGGCCATGACGTACCAAGCCGATCTCGCGGGCGATACCAGCGCCCAGGCGTATCTGGCGAGCCGGGGGTTCGACCTCAAGGCCGCAAGTACGTGCCGCCAGGGCGCCGTTCTTAGGCCCCTCCCGGGGCACGAGCAGTACCGCGGTCGGTTGGTGCTCGTCTACCAGACGCCGGCCGGGGCGGTGAACCTCCGCTTCAGGTGCATTGCCGATCAGTGCGTCAAGGACGCGCAGGGCAGGTACTTGCACCAGCTGGACCTGCCGGAGCAGCACGAGGGGCACCCCAAGTACCTGAGCGCCGAGGGCGCTGGGACGAACCTGTATGGGGTCTTGGACCTCAAGAAGGTCTCGTCCTTCATCTGCGTCACGGAAGGCGAGATCGATCGCGACACGCTGTCTGTCCTGTGCGGCATGCCCGCGGTGGGCACGCCCGGTGTGGACGCCTGGCAGCCGCACTTCAGCCGCTGCCTGGAGGACTTTGACCGGGTCTACTCGTTCGCCGACCCGGACAAGGCCGGCCGCAAGTTCGCCAGCTTTCTGGCTCGCGAGGTGCGAGCCACCCCCATCACCATCCCTGGCGGGATGGACGTGAACCGCTACTACTGCAAGGAAGGGCCCGATGCCCTGCAACGACTGCTCCAGGACTGAGTCCTGCCCTCCCTGCCCGTACGAGGAGAATGAGGCACCGCCGGAAGGCGAGTGCCGCCTGTTCGAGGCGAGCGGACGGCACTGCCTGACCCACCCGGGCCCCCACCACACGGACGGCAAGTGCTGCGAGTGCGGCGTCACCCGCGAGGAGCTGGCCAAGGCGCACCCGCCGCAGAACGCGCACCACAAGTGCCGGTGCGGACATGAGCGAACGTCCCACGGCTACAGCTCCGGGTGCATCGGAAACCGCAACCTCTGCGGTTGCCAGGGCTTCGTCTGCGACCACAGCAGGTGCGGGTGGAAGCCGCGCGAGGACGAGCCCGAGCCCCGCTGCGAGGGCTGCGGCCACACGGAGGGTGAGGGCTGCGGCTGTCCGCCACAGTGCGTCTGCGGGTGCCCCCGAGGGGCGCATATGGGAAAGCCGCAGGGCTGCACGGCCCACGGCTTCCACCAGTTCGAGCAGGTGCCCGAGCCTCCCATGACGCCCGAGGAGGAAGAGCAGGCGCCGGAGGACCGCATCCACCCTGCGGACTGTGTCCAGGAGGATGGCTGCCAATACATGGAGCCGACGTGTGAGAACGGCTGCAAGGTGGCTGCCGACGAGCTGGTTCGAGAGTCCTGCGAGGACTGCCTTCGCGGGACGCACGGGCCGAACGCCCACCGCGAGCACCGATGGAGTAATCCCGTGCCCGGCACGCATGTTGTGTGCCTGCACTGTTGCATTCGAGAGCAGGACTGGGACGGCGAATCCGTCTGCCCGGGGGAGACGGTGGACGACGAACCCGCGCCGCCCCAGCCGGAGCGGCGTCCGCCGCTCACCGTCGCCTACTCCGTCCAGGGCCACCTCTACGAGGTGGCCCTTTCTGGTGACGCCACCGTGCGTGCCGTGGACGGTGCGCTGGTCATCACCCATCACCTGGGCCCCGTGGCCGGCATCGTCCAGGCGGCCCCGCTCGTCAGCGAGGAGCAGGCATGAGCGCCAGAGACAACGCACGCAAGTGGATGATCGCCGACAACGCCGACGCACTCCTTGACGCCTACGCCCATGAACTCGCCGAGAAGCAGCGGGCATGGTTCGCGCAGCCGCTCAACCTCATGGCCGTGCGGGACATGCCCACCGTGGCCGTACCGAACATGATCGATCTCATCGACCCCCAGAAAGGGGACCAGTGATGTTCGAAGGAATGGACCTCCTCCAGGACTCGCCGGAGGACGAGGGCTGGCCGCCCCAGGGCGACGACAACGGGGACTGGGACCCGGACGACCTGGACGGCGTTCCGCTCCCCGGCGAGGAGGACGCCTGATGACGCTGAAGTTCGTGCCCGGCCGCTCGGCCGTGAAGTTCCACCACCAGGACGACAAGGGCATGACCGTGGCCTGGGACCTGGAGCCCTCCCTGGAGGGCGATGAGTTGGTGGAGCGCCTGCGCTCCATCGTCGCCTTCATGGACGCCCAGGCGGGCAAGGAGACGCTGCCCGTGCGCACGCCGGGAGCGGCGCTCCCCGGCGCCGTACCGGCGCCGGAGCCCGTCGTGGGCAACGGCTGGGCGAACGTCGTCCCGCCGGCCGCACCGGAGCTGCCCGCGGACCGTCAGGGCGAGTGGGAGCTGATCCCGCCCGGGGAGCAGTGATGAGCGAAAGCGAGCTGATCGCGCCCTCGATGGGCGACAAGTTCGTCAAGCGCGAGGAGCCCGACAAGGGGCGGGTCGTCACCGTGTCACGGGTGTGGACCGACGACGATGGGTGCACTGCCGTCGCGTACGACTGGACCGACAACAAGCCCGGCTGGTGCGGCAGTGCCTGCCCGCTGGATGTCTTCCAACGCACGTACCGGGTCGTGTCCGACGGCCTGAGCGCCAGGGAAAAGCTGATCCGTTCCGTCTATTCAAGGCTCAGCCAGAACCAGATGGAGGAGCTGGTGGACGCCTACGCCCACGAGCTGGCAGAGAAGATCCGCTCCGCCGGATGCCAGGAGATCAATTGGTGCGGCTGCCCCATCGCCGCCAACCTGATCGATCCGGAGGTGACCCGATGAGTGCATGGGCTCAGATCGTCAACTCGGACGGCTCGGACGAGTGGCTGGAGCTGTGCACCAAGGCCCTGCTGGAGGTCCAGGCGGAGACCTCGCGGCGGAACGCCGCGAAGATCCGAGCACTCGGCATCACGCAGTGGGAGGGCATGAACGAGAGTGTGCGCATGCTCCGCAAGATGCGGGCCCAGGCTGCCGACTTGATCGACCCGGAGGCCGCCAATGGCGGCTGAGCCGTTCGAGGTTCCCGAGGTCAAGGACCAGGTGGGCTGGCGCCTGTCCGAGCAGGACAAGAAGGATCTGCGCATCCTCATGGCCGATCGCCGCGAGAAGAGCCCGACAGCGCTCCTGCGGGACGTGATCCACGAGGAGGCCGAAGAGGCCCGTAAGCGCTGGCTCCGGGCCACGGAGCGCTTCGCGACGAAGGAGACAGGTGGCTGACACCGAGTACTTCATCCTGGACCCCGGCTCCCCGGGGGCCACGTACACCAACCTGGAGGCCGCGGACGACGCGGCCCAGAAGCTCGCCTCGGAGGGGTCGGCGGACTGCGTGGCCATCGTGCGGTGCACGACCACCACCGTGCGCCGCTACAGGCGTACGGTCACGATCACCCCGGAGGACGTCCCGCCGACGTAGCATGGGCATGCCGCCCTGGTCCCGGCTCTGCCGGCTCTCCCCAGGGCGGCGCCCCGAGTGCGCAGCGCCAAGCCTCTGGCTCGGAAACGTGGTCCACTCAAAGGGAAGCCCCCGCTCGACCTTCACGGTCGGGCGGGGGCCCTTTTTTTGTGCCCGCGGGGATGCGGGCACGGTGGCTGCCAAGCCGGTGTCACCGTAACCGGCACCACTGACAGCGGATCAGTCTGTGGGGGTTCCTCCCTGTTCCGCCAGGGCCGCCTTCACGCCGTCCTTGATGCGCTGGTCCAGCACGCCGTTGGTTTGGCGCGTGATCTGCTGGAGCGCCTGGTCCTGCTGGTCCGAGCGCGCGTCCACGTGCTGGATGACGAACACCGCGGTGAGGATCGGCGTCACCACGCCGATGTACGCCCCGACGTCCAGGCCCTTCAGCATCAGGACCACGAAGCCGGCGATCACCAGGGCGGCAATGCCGAGCTGGAGCAGGGTTGTCTTCATTCGCTCCCCCGTAGGGATGGTGGCCGCAAGCGGTCAAGAACCGCGGCCGTCTGGTTGTCGAGTACGCCCGTGACGGGCAGCTTGAAGAGGGCTTGCACGCCCCTGAGGGCGCTCTTCGTGGCCGAGTCCATCTCTCCGGTCACGTCGATGCCCAGCGCCCGCTGGGCGGTCCGTATGGCCTCGCGCTCACCCTCGTTGGCGGGGGCGATGATGACCCTGTCCGGCGGCCAGCTCACGACGTCACCACGTCCGCGATCGTGCGCAGCTGCACCCAGAGGACGCCGCCCATGTTGGACTGGTTCGAGCCGGGCTGAGCCCGCTGCTCGAAGCGGTAGTCATCGATCACGACCAGGCAGCTCAGATCGTTGCCCAGATCCTGGAAGGCCACGGCATCGCCCTTGGCGAATAGCTGCTCGAACGCTGCGAGCCGGGCCGCGGTGCGGCCCTCGGTGCCGACGATCTGACCCGAGCGAGTCTGCTCCTTGTCGAACATCGACAGAGGGATGGTGAAGACCCGCTGCCGGGTGACGCCCGGCATGGCCTTGAGCTGCCAGCCGTTGACCTCTCCGCCCTTCGTCGGGTCCGTGGCGCTCCGGCCCAGGGTCAGCTTCAGCTGCACCCACTCGACGGCCGAGCCCGGTGCGGCCATCACCACGTTATCGATGACTGCGTTACCGCCCTGGGAGATGGTCAGGATGGAGGTCTCGGCCCCGCCGGGGTCGATGACCGAGACGCCCACCGAGCCCATGAGCGCTGCCGGGGTCTTCACGCTGACGAACTTGAAGATCTTCGGCTCCAGCGTGTTGAAGCGGATGCGCCCGGTCTGGAGGTAGCCGGATGCTTCCCGGTCGGTGGCGTGCTCCAGGTAGGCGCCCTGGCCCATCACGGTGAACACCATGCGGTCGCTCGTGCCGAAGTTGGTCACGCTCGTGACCTCGCCCGCGACCTGCGCTTGCAGGTCCGTGGCATACGCGAAGCGCCCGCCGGCTGAGCTGCTTGTGTCCTGGACCGGCTGGCCCAGGTCCACGCGGTACAGCCCCGACTTCCCGTCGATACCGTTCGTCGCCGCGACGAAGAAGAAGCGGTCATACGCAGCGACGGCCTTCACGGCCGAGCCGCTGGAGAACAGCACCGGGCCGTACGTGATGTCCCCGTTGCCGTCGATCTCGCCGACGCGGAAGCCGCGGTTCGTGCCGATGCCGACGAACGTCCCCAGGTACGTCGTCAGGCTGTAGACGACCTCACCCAGAGGGAGCTGGGCTGTCTGGATGCCGCCGCTGGACAGCGTCGGCACGTTCCCCGAGGTATCCAGCACGAACTTGTAGATGCCGCACAGAGCACCGGCGTAGCCGGCCGCGTAGATGCCGTTCGTGCCCTCGGCTATAGCCGTCCACGTCCACGCCGGGTTGAGGTGCGTGAAGCGCAGCGTCTTCGTACCGCTGCCGTCGCACTCGTAGAGCTTGTTGTCCAGGCCGAGCATCATGCGGCCCTTGGCCCAGCCGAGCGTGACGTTCGCGGTGCCGGTGGCCGTCCACACGGCCCCAGCGCCCGCTCCGGTGCCCTTGTAGACGTTGGTGTTGTCCGCGGCGTAGTACGCCGTGCCGTCGCTCGCCAGGGCCCTGATGGTGCCGGCTCCGCCCCACGTGACCGCGCTGACGGTCGTGCCGTCGTCGGTGCGCAGGACGTTGCCGACCGCGGACCAGTAGCGGTCCGTGCCGTCGTTCCAGCCCAGCACCAGGTGCGGGTTGGAAGACGCGTCGGCGATGCGCTGCGTCGTGCGGCGCAGCAGCGTCAGCTTGCCGTTCACCCACGGGTTCACGCCCACCGAGTGGCCGTACATGATGGCGTGCTTGTTCTGGAGGTTGGCGACGCTGACCTGATCCGGGTCCTGGTACAGCATCCCCTCGCCACCGATGAAGGTGGCCTGCGAGCGCAGCCACCAGTTGGAGAGAGACTGCTCGCCGGGCTCGCGCTGGTTGTCGAACTGGTCCTTCTTGATCTCGGCGCCGGCCCGGGTCATGGCCCGGTCGTCGTTGATGGCGGCCAGGAAGGGCATGCCGCCGATGGCGTAGGCGTACTGGACGCCATCCAGAGCGAAGGACGCACTGGCCGTTGTCGTACGCCCCGACAGGGCGAACGGCAGCCGCGAGACGATGCCCGCCATTACGCCTCCCGGTACCAGCCCTGAATGGTGACGATGGTGTTGGTGCCGCTGCCGCCAACCATGTTGTTGCTCTGGATCTGGATGCCGTCGAACCGCCGGAGTGTGGCGGCGGTGGTCCCGGTGTCGCTGGCGAAGGCGTACATGCTGGCGACTCCATCCACCACTCCGCCGTTCGAGCCGGCGACGTGCGCAACCGCGGCCTGTCGGGTGGTGTTCGCGCCCGCCCCGTCACGGAAGGGCGTCGTGGGGAACGCGACCGAGACACCCGTGGTGCCGGTGCCGCTGGTGGCCCAGACCGTGTAAATCTCGTAGAAGACGAGCTTCCCGAGCTTCGTGTACCAGCCGACGTTTGTGTTGAGCGTTGCTCCGCCCAGCCCCGTCCAGGACGGGGTGAAGGCGGTCCAAGTGGTGGTGCCCGCCGTGATGCCGCCGGTCACGGCCAGGCTGCCCCCGACCGCCAGGGAGCTGTCCGTGGCCAGAGTGCTGGCGCTGGAGCGGTACAGGTTGGTATCCCGGGCGGCGGCGCCGGAGCCCCACTCCTGCTTGCCGTCGGCAAAGCGGCGGTACCGGTCGAAGGTGTCGGTCGTGACGATGCTGGCCTGCGCCACCCCAGTGGCAGCGCTCATCGTGGACTGGATGGTGCCGGTGAAATTCGGTACGCCCGAGAAGACGGGGTTACCGGACAGGGTCGGGTTGCCGGCCCAGGACCCCGACAGGGTCCCCGCAGAGCTGGTCAGGGTCCCGGACACGGTGGCCGTTCCGGAGAAGGACGGCGTGCCGGAGAAGCTGAGCCCGCCCGAGAAGGCGGGGCTGCCGGTGAAGGTGCCCGACAGGGCGCCCCCGTTGACGACCGGACTCGTCAGCGTCTTGTTGCTCAGCGTCTGCGTGTCGCTCGTGCCCACGAGCGCGCCTGAGACGCCGTGCACGGCCGAGGTGGCGGCCTCGTGGCTCCTGAACGCTGTGGCGTCTGTCGCGTCGTAGACGTGCCGGACGACGGCGCCCAGGCTGTGGCTCTGGGCGCTCGTTCCGCCGTAGCCGCGGATCACGGTGAGCGTGGTGCCGGCCGCGGCCGTGACGCTGACCAGCTCCTCGGTTGCAGCCCCGAAGTCCAGGGCCAGCGTGTACGGGAAGCTGGGTGGGAAGCCGGTGGTGGCGCCCACGTTGATGGACGTGGCCGCCGACGATATCGAGCCCGACAGGGTCGTCTGCTGGGCCACGTTGGAGTAGAAGACAGCGTTGGCCATCAGGACCCCTGGAAGAAGGCGTAGTTCGGGACGTCCGCGTACAGCTGGTCGCGCTCCTCCTGGAGCCGCTGCTGGTACAGCTGCGCGTACATGGTCATGGCCTTGGCCGCGCTGGCCGGCGGCACGAGCGTTGCCCGCTCGGTGGCCTCGATGCTCTGCTGCTGGAGTCGTGCGGACTCCAGCGCCGGCAGCAGGCGCATGCAGGTGCCGTACACCACCAGGTCCACGTACCGGTCCGGATAGCCGGTCGTGGCCGCGAAGTCGTCCGAGCCGTTCGCCAGCAGGTTCGGGGTCTTGGCGTAGACGACACGGATGGACTGGCCCGGGGTGACAGCGTCGAAGACCTGGATGGACTTGCCCGACGGGAACACCGTCGGGTCCGCCTTCGGGTTGTAGCGCCAGTTCGGCAGGGGCTGCCAGACCTTGGACGGACCGATCATCTGGCCCGTCACGTACCAGACGTCGGACAGGTCCGACGGAAGGGCGTATTCGACCTGGGGCGCAAGCTTGGTGATCTCCGTGGAGGAGAACACCACCAGCTCCGGATAAAGCGTGCTGACCGTCTGGTTGATCGCTTCCTTGATCCGCGCCTTCGGGAAGGCGGGGTTCGAGGTGATCAGGGTGTGGGCGGCGTGGGCTGCCGCCGTGGTGCCCTCGTAGCCGCGGCCCGACAGGCCGCCCATGACGGTGACGCTGCCGCTGGTCGGGTCCCACTTCTTGACGAGGATCAGTTCGTCATCGATCTCCACCAGGCCGCGGGAGATGTTCCCGACGGTCTCCGGATCGGCCTGGAAGGTGGTGTCACCAGGAGCCAGGGTGACCATCAGCTCGGACACGGACTCCTGGTTCAGGGCGAAGCCCAGCAGCTGCTGGCGCACCTGGCGTACGAGCTGATCGAAGGTCGTCACGCCGCCTCCACCCCTTCGGGGGCCGGCGGCGCTGCGCCGAAGTCGCGGCCGTACGCCGCCCCTGCGGCGTTGGACGACTCGATGGCCGCCATGACCTTGTCCTTGGTGGTGCCGTCGGGCTGGATGCCTTGCCGGCGCGCAGCGCGGTACAGGTCCAGCTCCGCATCCCAGCGCTTCTGCTCGGTGGCGTCACCGCCGCCGATGCCGCAGTACGCCACCTTGAGGTTGGCTGAGCGGGCGCACTCGCCCCACGTCTTGTGCTTGCCCGGAGTCGGGCAGCCTGTGCGGCAGGCCATCAGGAGCCCGCCACGTCGCCGTCGCGGTAGCCGGGGCCGACGTGGGAGTCATCCTCGGTGCCGAGCGCGGTCAGCTCGACCGGTGTGGCGGCCACCGTGGCCGCCAGGATCATGGCCTCGTCCTGGTTGACCACGTCCATGTTCCCGCCCGGTCCTACCGGGCAGCAGTCCATTGCGGCCATGGCCGCCTCCTACGAGATGAGCGTGAAGTTCGAGTCGGAGACGCCGACTTGCGCGGCGATCAGTGCGGCCTTCGTCGCGTCGTCCACGACGTACTCATGGCCGCCCATGTACATCCCGGGCGCAGACGCCGCGATCTCGTCCTGAGTCGGAAAGCGCACCGCCCGGTAAGCACCGGGCGGGCCCTCCAGGATCGTGATCCCGCGCGCGAGCTTGTAGCGCAGGAACAGCGGGTCATCCCAGGACGCCGGACCCTCGTCCACAGACGGGGTCCGGAACGTCCAGGTGGCCATCAGGAGTTGTCGATGGAAGAGGTCGTCTCGGCGCGGATCAGAGACTCCTCGCGGTAGCGGGCCCAGCCCGCCACGCCGTACCAGCCGAGCGGCCGGAAGCGGGCCAGCTTGTCCACGATCGGGCCTGCCACGATGTGGAACTCGTCGGCCACGGCCTCCGCCAGGGCCTGCTGGCCCGCGTAGTACGTGCGGAAGCGGCGCACGGTGTTGTCCGTCGCGCCAGCGTCCACGGCGTTGTAGCACCGCGGGGACTCGATGTAGAACGCGCCCTCGTAGGCGCCGATCTCACCGGCCCAGATGTTGCCGGCCGCGCTGTAGTTGTGCGGGTCGCGCCAGGCCGCGGCGCCGGTCTCCGCGCGGAGGTCCAGGGAGACCTCCGGGTGGATGGCGCACCAGTACAGCGAGCCCTTGCGGGGCACGGCCTTGTTGGTCCGCAGCTTGGCCGTGGCCAGGCGGGCGATGTTCGAGTTGAAGGTGTCCGTCGTCGCCATCGTGGTGGCGACCGTCGAAGCGGTCGCGTTGGTGACGTAGGAGACCGCGCCGGCCTTGCGCTGGATCAGGTTCGCGCCGCCGCGCAGCGTGGTCTGCACGATGGTGTCCACGGAGTCCGCGGCGTTGTACGCGATGATGTTCGCGATGGCCGGGTCCACGTCGGTCAGCGAGTAGAGGTAGAGCTTCCGCGTCCGCAGGATCGCGTTGCCGTACTCGTTCAGCGTCAGCGTGGTCGTGGTGGTGTTGCCCAGAGCCACCGCGTCCGGGTCCACGTTCTCCGTGAGCGCGTTGGTCGCGGTCGCCATGTCCTGGTACCGCTCCAGCACTATGGAGCCGCCGGGGCCGGTCGTGTTCGCCGGGCGCTTGTCCGCCATCGCTCGGAAGAGCGGCTGCGAGCGAAGCTGGAACTCGAAGAGCTTGTCATACGCGGTCTGGACCGCGTTGGACAGTGCCGAGGTGTCTGTGTAGGCGTTGGCCATGGCCTCTCACCCCCCGTATGGGGATGCCGTAGGAACAGGGGAGAGGTCAGGAAGTCCAGTCGAACGGGTTGCCGTTCGCCTGCATGATCTGCGCCAGCTGCTCGGGGGTCTGCGCGGCCTTCAGGGCCGCGGCCAGCTCCGTGTCCGAGCCCTGGGGAGCGGCCACGCCCTGCGTGCCCTGCTCCTGCATGCGCTGCATCTGCTCCTGACCGTCAGCCGGAACGGTGGTGGGGGGCGGCCCCAGGGGGGCCTGCTCGCCGCTGCCCTCGCCGGGTGCGGCGGGGAGCTTCGCCAAGGCGTCGCCGTTGGCGGTCAGCCACTCGTCCAGCTTGGTGGGGTCACCGCTGAACAGGCCGGCGGCCTGCGGTGCGTACCCCTTCGCCTTGAGCGCGTCTTCCAGGTCGCTACGCTGCTGCTTCTGCTTGAGGGCGGCGTTCTCCGCCTTCAGCTCCTGCACCTGTCCGGAGAGCTTGGCCAGTCCTTCGCGGAACCACTTGGGCCCCTCGCTGGCGCCCGTCTCGCCCAGGCCCGGCGTTTCGCCGGTCTCGTCGTAGTCGAAGCCGTACTCGCTCACTGCGCACTCCCTCATGTCCGCGGCCTGCTACGCCCTCGGGGAAGGGCTTCGCGCTCCGCTACCGGCCTTGCCATGGACGGGGCCGGTCGGTCCGTCGGGCGGGGAATGTAAGACCAGCTAGCGCCTTTTAGCTAGCACTGGTAGTTAAATCCCGTACGGACATGAAGAAACCCCGCCCACAAGGGGCGGGGTGGGTTGGCCTTCGATCGGCCTTACACGTCGCTAACCCTGGCCCGTGCGGGCCAGCTCCGACTGCCTCAATCCTCAACCCTCCTGGGGCCGATCGAGTCCGACTGTACCTGGGGTTCAGGAGTGCAGCGCGGCCCACCACATCCAGGCGATGCCGCCGACCATGCCGGCGCCGCTAGCCACGATCAACATAGCCATCAGGGCTGTGAAGAGTGCATACGGCAGACCGACCTGCCGACGGAACAAGCGCCATTCCTCCATGCCCAACTCCTCTCAGATCTGACTGTACCCGGGGCTCAGGTCCGAGCGCTCAAGCGCCACCCCCCGCCTCGTTAGAGGACGGCGGCTTGACCGAGTCGGCGATAGCGCCGGAGAGGTTCATCAGCAGCTCGCGCACGTCCTCGGGCGTATCGGGCGAGTTGATCGCGTTGGCCGCCTGCCCGAGGGCGGCAGCAGCTTGAAGTTCATCGTCCACAGGGCGGCACGCTAGGGCCCATCAGGTCTGCGAGAAGCCCGGGTTCAGTCCTGCGATGGAACTTCCCTGGCCTCCACCGAAGAGACCGCGCTCTTGGGAACGCAGGCGTGTACCCTGCGCGCTTGCCGACTCCTGGCCGGGCGACGACACGGCGCCCGGGGTGAAGACCTCCTGCTCGGCCTTCTGCTGGTTCCAGGTCGTCCCAAAGCGGCCGGCGATGTTCATCATGGAGTCGAAGCCCTGGGAGATCTGCGCGTACGCCTGCTCGGCCTGGTCGGCCGTGATGCCCAGCGTCGCGTACCCCTCCAGGTCCAGGGTGTTCACCCCGAAGCCGCGCCGCAACGCTGCGGCGCCGATGGCCGCCGCGGCGGCCTGCTTCTTCAGGATCGGCTCAGCCGTCTTCCTGTCCAGGAAATACGCCGTGAGGTCCGATTCGCTGATGCCGTACATCTTGGCCAGGGCCTGGCGGTACTCCGGGTTCGACTGGGACACGGCCTGCGAGGCCAGGTCCACCCTGTCCTTGATCTCCGTCGGAGAGACGTCGTCGGCGATCCACTTCTGGAAGTCCGCGGGGTTGTCGTAGAAGCCAGTCGGCAGGCCGGCGTTGGAAAGCACCTGCCGGTACGCCGCCTCGGTGGCCAGGTAGTCCGCCGGACTCAGGACGGCCAGGCCGTTCTTCGCGCGGGCCTCGTTGGCCGCGAAGCGTGTCTTGTACTCCTTGGTGTCCTGAAGCAGGATCGAGATCGTGTCGGCCCCGTAGCCCTGCTTCACGTAGTCGTAGATCTTGCCGGCCAGGGAGCCAAGACCGTAGGAGTTGAAGAGGCTCTGAAGCGCCAGGAAGGCGTCCCTGTTCGTGCCGGACAAGAGCTTGTCGTACTGGCCGCTGGCCTCGTAGACCTTGTTCTGGAGGTCCGGCTGGGACTTGACCGCAGCATCCCGCTGGTTGGTGTAGTAGGTGACGTACTTCTGCTCGGCAGTCAGCCGGGTCTGGAGGGCCTGCCGCTGTGCGGCCGACAGGTTCTTGTTCTGAAGCTGCTTCTGGAGCACGCGCAGCTTCTGGTTGGCCCCGGCCAGCATGTGGTTGGACAGCACCACCTGCTTCTTGGCGTTGGCCAGCGCGTTGTTGGCCTTGTCCACGGCCGCCGGATCGATGTTCGACTCGGGCAGCGGGATCGTGTTCTGGAAGTCCGTGGGGACCGTCTGGGCCGGTACCGGGCTCGTCATCTCACCATGCCAATCCGAAGTCCTTCGCGACCTGACGCGCCAGGGTCATGGCGCTGTCCTGCGCATTCTTGGTCTTGTTCCAGAGCGGGTCAGACCGTACCTGGGTCTCGAACTGCCACAGCGGCGTGCTGTGCTTCATCGCGTCCGCCACGTGCTTGTTGAAGAGATCGACGTCGGTCTCCGGGAGTTCCAGCAGGTCCGACACGCTCTTGATGTACGGGGCCGCCAGGTCGATGGCGTTCTGCCCCGCCAGGATCTGCGTCGAGAAGGCGGAGTACTGGGCCGCCGCGGCCTTGCGGATCTGGGCCTCCACCGTCTCCTGCGTCGTCTTCCCGGAGACGATGGAGACGGCCTGGTTCTTGTACCAGTCCGAGCTGTACTTCATTCCGTTCGTGTAGGCCACGGTGTGGAGCTTGTCGAAGGCGGTGCCGGCGTCGCCCCACATGATGCCGCCGTGGGTCGTGGCCTTCGTGCCCAGCCAGTCCTTGATCCGGTCGTCCGACCAGCCCAGCGCGAGGCTGTTGTAGATGGCCGACTGGAGCAGCTTCGAGCTGCGCCCCTTGCTGTCGATCTGGTTGCCGACGCCAGCCTGCACTGCCAGCTGGTTGATCTTGAACTGGGCATTGGACCAGTTCTGCTTGAAGGTGGCCGGGTCCTCGGACTTGGTCGTGACGTACTTGCGGAGCGTGTCGCTCTGCGTCTGCCACCACTTGGTGTTCTTCAGGCTCGCCTGGAACTTCGCGGCCGACCAGCCGCCGGCCACGGCCTGGTTGAAGAGCTTCTTCAGCTCCTTGGAGGAGTTGACCAGGGCGGCCGTCAGGCCGTACTGGGAGGCCAGCTCGTCAGGGTCCAGCTTCGGCGTCACGGCCGCCGTGCCCAGGCCGTAGGAGCCGCCTCCGGAGGTGATGGACCCGCCGCCCGAGGCGGCCATGACCTTGTTGACGTACTGACGGACGGTGTTCCCGCCGTCGCTCGCCCCGGAGTTGGGGTTCGGCTGGCCGCTGAACCACATCGAAGCGGCGCCCTCGGCGCCGTACTTGTTGAGGTACCCGCCCAGGATGTACCGGGCCACGGCGTCCTGGGCAGACCGCGAGTCGCGGAACTGCTGCCAGGTCATGCTGTACCCGAGGGCCTTCTTCGTCCAGCTCGGGATGTTGGCCTGCATGACCTGGTAAGCGCCGACGGCCCCGATTGAGTTGACCACCGAATAGTTGCCGCCGGACTCGACCTGGCGGATGCCGTACAGCAGCTGATCCAGAGAGATCGTCATCAGCGCACCAACCCCATATCAGCGAGCACCTGCCGGCCGACGGCCATGGTCTTGTCCTGGGCCGACTGCGTCGCGCGCCAGGCCGGATCACTGCGCAGCTGCGCAGTGAAGTCGGTCATGCTCATGGGCTCGGGCTGCCCCTGGGCGTTCACGCGGTTCAGGGCGGCCTTCACCTGGGGCGAGTAGACCGAGACGTTCGTCTCGGGTACGCCCAATTCCTGCGCCGTGGCCTGGATGTAGGGCTGGGCCAGATCCTGGATGTCCGCGCCGGCCTTGATCTGTTCGGCGAAGCCCGGGTACAGCCCCGCCGACTGCTCGCGCAGGGACGCGGTGATCTGCTCCATGGACGTCAGCCCGCGCACCACGTACTGGGCGTTGTTCAGGACGGACTGCTTCGTGACGGCTACGCCGTTCTTGTACGCCTCCTGCTTGATGGCCTCGGCCACCTGTCCGGCCATGCCGCCCAGGACTTCCTTGTCCGTGAACTTCACGAACTGGCCCAGGTAGTTCTGGATCTGCTCCGGCTGCCAGCCGTACCAGACCATGTTCTTGGCCAGCTGGGAGAGGTTCTTGTCCGACAGGACCGCGCCGGACTGAACAGCCAGCTTCTGCGCCTGGACCCGGGCGGCCTGCATCTGGGCGTTGTACGTGGCCGGGTCCGTCTTCTGGAGCACCTGGGCCTGGCGGGCCGTCTCGGAGGTCTGCTTCCACCACTTGGTGTTCTTGACCTCCGCCTGGAACTTGTCAGGCGTCCACTGGCCGGCCACGGCCTCCTTGAGCTTCTTGTACAGCTCGGGCTGGCTCTTGAAGAAGGCGTAGCTCATGCCGTAGGTCTCGGCCAGCTCGTGAGCGTCAAGCGTCGGCGTGACCTCTCCGGCAAGCGCGTTGGGGTCCGGAGCGGTGGAGACGCCGGAGATCCGGCGCCCGCCCATCCAGCGATTCATGTAGTACGAGTCAGCCAGGGAGCTGATCTTCACGCCCTGGCCCGGGGCCGGCGCGTGGATGAACCGGCCGCCGCCGATGTAGATACCGACGTGATCCGGGCCCTTCTTCGAGGCGTCGGTGTCGAAGAAGACCAGGTCTCCAGGGCGCAGTTGGTCCGGCTGGACGCTGGCCCCAACCATGATCTGGTTGTACGTGGTGCGGGGCAGCTGGATGCCGCTCTTGCCGTATACGTACTGAACGAGCCCCGAGCAGTCGAAGCCGCTCGGGCTCGTGCCGCCCCAGACGTACTGCGTGCCCAGGTACTTCTGGGCCAGGCTGACAATGTCGTCGCCGGTCGCCATGGGCTAGCTCCCCGACCCGAAGACCAGCGAGTCCAGGGCGTTCTGGTACGTGGTTGCCGCCTGGTAGGCGCCGTACTCCTTCTTGCCCTTGACCTGCTGCTCGCCGATGTACTGCTGCCCCGAGGCATCCACGCCCCCGGAGGAGGACGTGGAGGAGCTGACGGGCTGGCCCGTGTCCATGTCGTACTGCGTGGTGGTCGTCTGAACGACCGGGTTGGCCTGCTCTGCGGAGTGCAGGGCCGTGGCGAAGGTCGTCAGTTCGCCCGCCCCGGGGTCGCGGCCCATCAGATCCTGGAAGAGCTTCGTGGCCACGGCCTTGGCCGTGTCCGGGTCGGTGAGGTCCACTCGGGTGTCCACCTGCTGGGCCTTGCCGCTGCCCAGATAGGTACCCGGACCGGCGTACTTCCGCTCGCCCGTGACGGTGTTGATCTGCCAGACACCCGCGGAGGTCCAGGCGTTGCCCCCGCCTGCGGCCTTGACGTAGGACGACATCAGGTCCATGGGGGAGACCTTCTTGTTGGCCGCCCCGTAGAGGGCGGCTTCGTCCACGAGCTTCTTCCAGAGCTTGCCCGCCTCCAGCGGGCCGTCTCCGAGCTTGAGCAGACCGCCCACGATCGCCTGCGACAAGAAGTCGCTCTGCTTCTTGGCGTCCCAGGTGTAGAACGCTTGCTCCGCGTCCCCCTTGGACAGCCACAGCGAACCCGTGTGACCGCTGCTGAGCTCGCGCGAGCTCAGCTCCTGGATGTTCTTGCGCGCCTGCGCGGAGGCCCCCTTGGGGGCCCTGTACTTCGAGTACTCCCCCATGTAGACGCGCCCGCTGTCGGTGGTGCCGCCTCCGGCGGCCAGGAGCTGCTGAAGGGCGGTCAGGTCTCCGCCGCCCCCCGTGCTGCCCTTGTCACTGCTTGCGATGGACATTTACGAGGCTCCTATGAGTGCCATGTCGGTGACGTCCACTCCCATGTCCCGGGCCAAGTAGCGGTGGAAGAGGTCGCCAAAGCGGGTGTCGGACTCCACCAGCGCGTCCACGACGCGGGCCCAGCCCGCGGCCAGGTCCCTGTTGCTCTTCGCTCCGAGATCCGCGGAGCCGCCCCCCTTGTCGCGGCGGGCCAGCTCGGCCGTGACCGCCTTGCGGAAGGTCAGGTACTCCTGGAGCCGGCGCAGGTCACTGCGGCTGGGCTGCTTGGCCAGCTCGGAGTTCGCCACAGCGGTGAGACCGGGGATCATTCGGTCGTACCGCTTGGGGTCCAAGGAGTAGTAGTCCTTGGACCACTGCTCGTTGTAGTACGGGTTCTCACTGCCGTCCGGCAGCAGCGGGTCACCGTAGAGCTTGGCTACGGCGGAGCGCATCTGCTTGAACTGCTGGGCCCCGTCGTCCTCGAAGGAGTTGAAGCCGGCGCTATGCAGCTGCGCCGTAACGGAGTTCATCAGCTGCGTGTACTTGGCCCAGCCCAGGCGGCGCTGGTTCTCCGCCATCGCCTCGTCGGCGCTGAGCTTCGTACGCTGCATCTCCGCCCCGCCGGGGGTGAGCGGTGTGGTCAGCTGGTATGTGTACGCCTCGGGGCTGAACGGCCCGTTGCCCTCCGGGCCGACGATGAGCGCGGCCAGCTCGGGGTTCTTGGCGATCAGGTCCGCATACTTCTTCTCCAGCTCGACGGCCTTCATGGTGGCGGGGACGCCACCGCCGTTCTCGCTGGTAGCCTGGGCGAAGACGAAGTGGGACTCCCCGAAGCGCTTCAGGTACTCCTCGTCCGCCGTCAGCGGGTTCTGCCGGCGCAAGGCGTTGTACTGGTCCCGGAAGAACTGGTACTTATCCACCTTCTGCGTGCTGAACGGCTGCGTGAACGCGGTCGCCGCGGACCAGAGCCAGTAGTTCCGGGTCCGGTTGGCAATCTCCTTGGCCGACGGCATCGGCTTGCCCAGGTTCGCGTGCTCGTACGCGGCCTGCTGCATGACCTGAAGCTTGATGCGCTGGTAGCGCTCATCCGAACTGTCCCAGGCGGTCAGGAAGTTGCGCGCGTACGCGGGCAGCATCTGCTGCACGACCGTGGCCGGGATGCCGCCGGGCGTGGGCCCGTTGGGCAGCACACCCAGCTTCCGCAGAAGCTCCGCCTGACTCGGCTTGTCCTTGGTCAGCAGGGACGCCGGGATAGCCACGATGGGCCCCGTGCCCGGGTTGAACCAGGGATCACCTTGGGTGATCAGGTTCATGGAGTCCTGGGAGACCTTCCAGTTCCCGGAGGAGTCCATGCCCCAGATCTTGCCGATGGGCCCGCTCGCGATGAACCGGGGGACCCGGGCCATGATGTAGCGGTCCGACTTCGGGACCAGCTTCTTGACGAGCTTGCCGGTCTTGTCGTCGTAGACCATGGCCGTGCCATCACGGCTGACGCGGTTGCCGTCCGCGTCCTGCATCCAGCCCCAGGACATCGGCGCGTTGAAGAAGATGCTGGCGTACCCGACCGTCTGAGGCCGGTCCGCGATGATCCGGGCCCAGCGCTGCCACGCCTCCGTGGTGGCCGCGTAGAAGGGGCTCATGAAGCGCAGAGCGTGGCCGGCGTCCGAGCGGTGGGCGATGTCGAAGACCAGGGAGCGCGTGTCCTTGAGGGCGAGGCGTCGGGCCGTCTCTGCGATCCGGTCCGCGTCCTTCTGGGAGATCGCGGCGCCCTGCTTCAGCTCCTGACCCGCCAGGGCCTTGGCGTGGCCTTCGTAGAGCTGGTTGAACAGGGGGTGCCTGGACATGCGGTCCGCGGGGATCGCCGCGGCCCACTTGTACCACCAGTCGATGACGCGGTCTGCGGCCCGGGAGGCGTTGTTCGAGCCCGCCAGGGCCTCGCCCAGCTGGGAGCTGTGCACGTACTGCGGGTACTGGCCCGTCTTGGCCAGCTCCGTCAGATAGTCGATGTCGGCCTCGCCGTTCAGCGCAGCCTCCCGGATGCCCGACTCCACGGGCATGTACTCGTCCACCTCGTGCCAGACGGACTGAGCGATGCGCTCGGGGGTGTCGTACTTGATCCCGAGGCGCTTGCGGTACGCCCGGCCGGCGGGCGTCTTCCGGAGCCACTGCGCCATCTGGTTGGCGCTCGCGCCCTTGACCGCCTGAACCGCCAGCTCGTCCTGCATGATCTGGTGGTTGATCGCCTTGTGCCACGCCTGCACGAACGCCGACTCGTGGCCCGGGTAGCTGATCGGCGCCGCGGCCTTCACGTTGGCCGCCCGCTGAAGATTGGAGTGGATCAGCTGCTTGTTCCGGGCGAGCATCGTACGGAGTTGGTCGTCTGAGGAGATCAACTTCATGTAGTACTCGCCCTGTTCACCGCTCAGGGCGGGCGGCAGTACAACACCGGGCGAGACCTCGAAGGATTTGTTCAACTGGCTTGCCTGGCGGAAGCCTCGCAGCTTGGCCTGCTTCGCGGCCTCGGCCGCGGTCTGCTGAAGCTCCCGGTTGGACGTCAGCTCGGCGAGCTGGTCATCGAGCTGAGCCAGCCGGTCCCGGCGGCCGGGAGAGTGGCTGTTCAACCGCTGCTCCGCCTGCTGCACCTGGGTGTTGAGCTTGTTCACCAGCTGCTGCATCGCGTTGTACTTGACCGGGTCCTGGGCCTGGTCCATCGCGTCCAGCTTCGTCTGGGCCCGAGTGGCGCGAGCCCTGGCCTTCCCGAGGTCGGCGCGGTACGCGGCGCCACGCTGCTGAAGCTGCTGACGCAGCGCATCGGCCCCCGGCTTCAGGGCCTTGATCTCGTCGTCCACGTACTTGAGGCCCTGGAGGGCCGCGGCCTCGGCCGCCTCGTAGTGGCTGGCCGGCCGCCAGTGCGCCAGGTTCGTGGCGAGGTTCTTCACGCCGTACCCGGTGCGGGCCATCATCGACGCCGCTCCGAGGCGGGCCACCTGGCCCAGCAGGTCATCCGAGAGGACTCGGGGGATGTAGCCCAGGCGGAACAGTGTCCCGAACTTCCACAGGTGGGACAGGTAGTCCAGCCCGTCCACCATCCAGTCCGTGTTACCGATCTTCGATGTGCGCAGCGCCTTCAGGGCGCTGGCGTTCCGGCTCAGCGTCTTGTCGAGCGCGTTCAGGTCGATCAGCACCTGATCGTTGGCCAGCTTCGTGACCATGTTCGGGTGGATCTTCAGGCGCTGCCCGGTCTCGTCGGCGGCGAAGATGTCCACCGAGCGGGGCTCGTCGCCGAAGTTGGCGCCGGAGTACCGACGCAGCTCCTCCTGACCGTGGGTGATGTTGTTCCTGTACTCCCGGTACAGGGCCATCCCCTCGTCGTAGGTGAAGCCGTGCTTCTCGGCGATCTTGGTGACCCCCAGGGCCTGGAGCTCATCGAGCGCCGCCATGCGCTCGCCCTCAGTGGTGGTCTTCAAGTAGTTGTTCAGGAGCTCGGCGCGAATGTTCGGACCGATGCCCGGGATGCGGGCTATCTGCCCGCGCAGCTCGTCCACCGCTTCCGGGTGGATGTCATCGATGGCGATCAGCCCATTGGGATGCTTCTCGCCGAAGGAGCGCACCAGGGTGGAGCTGGAGCCGAAGAGGTCATTGGCGTAGATCCGCGCCTTCTTCACCGCGCTGACGTCCTGCGAGGTTGAACCGAGGGCGGGGCCGGTCCGGTATGACCGCTGATTCGAGGTGCGCGCGTACGCGCGCGAGCCGGACCACCGCGTCAGGTTGAGGGCGTCGAGCTCGCCATAGTGATCCAAGGCCGCGCTGTACCGAGCGGTGAGGTCTTCGTCAGACCCAATGCGGTCGCGCAACCTGTCCGCATGGCGCTGCACCAGCGCTTCGAGGTTCGGAGATTCCAGCGCCTGGACCCGCGGCATGATGCCGGTCTCCAACTGCGACAGGCGGGAGTTGTCCTGCTCCATGCGCAGGGCCGCAGCCGCATTGCGGTCCTGAAGCGTCGCCCGCGCATCAACGTCACCCAGGGTCGTGCGCAAGAAGAGGTTGACTTCGTCCGGGCTCTGAAGCTTCGAGACGATGCCGCCGGCCCGGGGGCCGAGCGCCGACTTCTTGAACATGGTCAGGTTGTTGATGACGTCGGGCTGGTTCCTGTTCTGCCAGATGAAGTCCTGAACCTTCGCCATGCGGCTGGACTTCATCATCTGGTCGATGCTCTGCGCCGACCAGCCCGTGGCCGGGCGAGGGGTCACGACGTACTTCGTGCGGGCGGCGCCCGCGGCCTTGCCCCCGAGAACCACGGGGTCCACCCACCAGCGGGTAGCGAAGTCCGTGGTACCGCTGGCGAACTTGAAGAAGGTCGAATCACGACGCAGGGACTCGATGTACTGGTTACCGACCGCGGGCATGCCCGCCTTCTTCAGCAGCTCCTGCTGCTGCTCCTGGGTCAGGTTGCTCCAGCCGGGCGGGAGGTACGCTGCGCCCGGCGCCTGGTACATCAGCGGCGAGTTCACCGCCTTCTCTGTCTGCTGGCCGTTCAGGAAGAGCGCCTGCCCCGGGCTGATGTGGTTGGCCGCGTGCCAGGCCCTGGCCCAGTTCGAGGCCCTGACGGGCCCCCCGGGCAACTCACCCGCCATGAGGGCGGTCGAAAGCGGCTGAGAGATGACGTTGTCGTAGGTCCAGTTGAGGCCCTGCATCACCTTCTCAAGCGGCACGGCGCCGGGCTTGAGGAGATCGTTCTGGATGACCTGGCCGGTGGCGGACTTGCCGACGTCCTTCTCATCACCCATGGCCCAGGTAAGGCCCTGGTTGATGTACGTGCCGACGACCGGCACGCCGATCGAGGCATCCCTAACATTCTTGAGGAAGTCGTCCCAGGTGCCCACTCATGCCCCCTGATCGAACGGGCCCGCATCCGCGGGGTACACGTCGATGGGGGTCGGCGTGGCCTGAAGGCCGTACGCCAGGCCGTACCCCACGAAGCCGGCGTTCGGCCCGTGCAGGGCGAAGTCAACGCCCAGAGCGGGCGTGTCCGGGAACATGGTCGCGTAGTTCCCGACCTGGGTCCACCAGTCCATCAGGCCATCCCCTTCAGCTGGCGGACCAGGTTCCGGGCCGCCTTCGAGCTGCCCGGCTGATTCGCCATGTGCTCGAACACCGGCAGGTAGGCGAGTAGCCGGCGCATGTCGTCGTCCGGCTGGTTCGGCAGCCCCAGCGCCTCCAGCCCGGGGCCGGCGCCCGCCGCTGCCCCCGCGGTCACCGGGATGTCGGGCTGCTGGCTCGGCTGATCGAACCCGACCAGGCCCGCCGTCGGGTCCTGGGCCGCCTGCGGAGTGCCGACGTCCCCACCCGGAGACGCCGCAACCGGCGCTCCCTGCTGGAGCTGCTGGAGCTGCTGCGCCTGGCCGTACGTGCCGCCGGTCGGCACGCGCACCGGCTGCTTGCCGGGGCCGCCGTCCGTGCGCTGTGACAGAGCGCCCGGCCCGCTGACGGGGGCCGGGCTGCCCGGCTGCCTGTATCCGCCGCGGGCCATGCGCTACCTCGCCTTATTGCTGTCGTTGCTGCCGGTGGTCGGGTGGCCGGGCTGAAGGGTCGTCGTGTTCCAGCCGGCGATGTTCGGCGTCTCGGTGTTCCCGCCGCTGTCGCCGGAGTTGTCGCCCGACATGGGCGCCTGGACGTTCGGGCTGGCCATGCCGCCCTTCTGGGAGGCCATGGGCTGGCTGCCGCCCTCGTGGAACGGGTCGCCCATCAGGGAGTCCGTCATGGTGATCACTTCCTGTTCTTCGGGTCGCTGTGCTCGTCGCAGTACTTGGGCTTCGCGCCGCGGCCCGAGTACGCCTTCGTCGGCTGCGCGCACAAGGAGTGCTCGCAGACGCCCTCCACCTTGATCTCCCGGGCGCGGTTGTCGGCCGCGGGCTGCGCGGCCCTCTCACACCCGAGCCAGTGGCCGTCACCCCGGCCGCACTCGTCGCAACTCATGCCGGAACCTGCCTCTTCACTGATGCGGACGCCCGCGGGGCGCCGTTGCTGGTCAGCCCCGCCAGAAGGCTCATGACGTCGGGCTTGCCGCCCGGCCCCATCTCCGCCTGACCCGGGGCGATGCCGCCCGGGGCGCCAGTCGTGGGATTGATGCCGAAGGGAACGCCCCCGGGGCCCTGGCCCTCTCCAGGGCCACCGGGAGCACCAGGAGCCCCGCCCGCGGAGGACGGTGGCTGGGGCTCCGGCTGGAAGGCGGTCAAGATGGCCTCGTGCATCGGCATCTTGTCCCGCAACTCGATGAGCCGGGCCATCTTGGCCAGGATCGCCGTGGGGTCTGCGCCCTGCTGGGCCATGATCCCGATGGAGGACGCAAGGGCGAAGACGCCCTGCTTCAGGGCGTCGGTGGTCTGCTCCTGGTCCACCTGCGCCTGAAGGCTGGCCACGTCGATGTCCATGGGCAGCTGGCGCTGGACGAAGTCCCGCGAGACGAGCTGGTCACCGCGGAGCTGAAGCAGGAAGATCAGAGCCTGGTTCGGGTTCATCCCGCTCGCGAAGCCGTAGCTCACGCTCACGCGATAGTTGCCCTTGATGTCCTTCGAGGGCGTGTAGGACTCCTCGAACGGAGTCCCGTTGATGACGCCCGAGATGGCCTTCTTGGCATCCGGCCAGAACTTCTCGTCCATCTCGAAGCACAGCTCAAGGGCACGCTCCAGCGCGTCCCCGATGATGAGCTGACCCGTGGCCACCTGGATGTCGTAGCCGCCGTTCAGGGCGTTGACGCCCTGCCCGGTGATGATAGACGCGTGCACGTCGCCGGTCGCCGAAGCCGGAGTCCGGGTGCCCTTCATGACCTCCTGCTGAAGCAGCTCGTCCTGCTGCCAGGCGGCCTGCGGAAGGTCAGTGCCAACGCGGCGGATCTTCTCCGGGCTGTTCGTGCGAATGATCGCGTCGTCACCGAACGGGATCTTCTGCACGTCCGTCGGGATGGCCAACGGCGCCCGCACAGTCTGCTGTGTGGCCTGGAGGCCCAGCATCGCCACGCGGTTGCGCGCGAGCATCGGCCAGATGATGTCATCGAACTGACCGCGGTCCTGGTCGTCCCACGACGGCTTGCGCGCGATGGCCACCGGCACCTTGCCGAACCTGTTCGGCGTCACCAGCAGGACCAGGTTCTTGCGCTCCGGCATGTACAAGACGTACTGGTCGGCGTCGCAGAACTTCACCAGCTCAAGCTCTGTGTCCCCCTGGACCTGGCGCCCGAAGGGCTGGTCCTCGCCCAGGATCGCGGCCTGGTGCTCGGGGAACTTCGCGGCGAGCTTGCGCGCCGACTCGCGCCACACCTTGGTGTACGAGCGGACCTTGCCGGCCACGTCGTACTCCGCGTAGTGCTTCATCGGGTTGTCGATCCGCAGTCGCGGCCGGCCGGCCTGGAAGTCCGGCTCGACCACGATCGGCATGGCCCCGTACGTCAGGTACCAGTCAGCACCTGTCGGCATCTTCGCCTTCAGGTTGCTGTCGATGATGTACGAGTAGGCGACCTTCGTGCGCTTGGCCACCGCCTTCTTCTGACGCTCCGAGGTCACAACCCCGGGGGCGCAATTGAGCGACGGCAGCGGCGCCAGGTTCTCGGCCAGCTGCCGCGCGGAGGTATCCAGCACGTTGGCCGTGATCGGCCGCGGCCACGCGTCCGGCATGGAGCCGGGCGCGATGTTGTCGATCTTCTGCGCGCGGGCGTCGTAGACCGTCTGATGCCGCTGGTCGCGCTCGGTGGCGTCACGACGCAGCGCCTCCACCCTGCGGGCTATCTGATCGATGTTCGCCATGACCACCTCCGTCGGCGCCGAAATGTACGACAAGACCACGCGTTTTAGACGTTCGGTACCTGGAGCTTGTCCCAGGACGCCTTGCCCGGGATGCCGTCGGCGGCGGAGCCGGAATAGCCGAGCTTGTGCTGCCAGGCCGCGTAGGACTTGCGGTCGGCTTCGGTCCACTCGGGCCCCGGGCCCTTCTCGTATTGGCCGCAGCCCTTGGCGACCAGGCGGCGGCCCATCGCGGTGATCAGGGCGGACTTCCGTCCGACGTGGAAGAACCCAGCGCCCGGGAAGGGCGCGTACTCGGGCTTGCTTGCCACGGGCGCGTTGACGAACGCGGGCCAGCTGCCCGGGTCCTGGTGGTCGTTCTCCGGCACCTGGCTATGCGCGTACCAGCCGCCGCGGGTCTCCCAGGTGCGCTCATCCCGGTGCGACGCGAAGCTGACCGGGCGCCCCATGGGCCAGGTGTCGAGCACGCCCCACGACCTGACCCAGGCGTTCAGCTGGGCCCAGCCCTTGCAGGGCGTCTCCGCGAGCGAGGCGTAGACCTTGCCGCCGTAGCGGCAGTACGGGAAGAAGAGGGCCTCGATCTGGAGCACCACCTTGCCGGCCCGGTTGGTCCGGGTCCCGCCGGAGGCGTCCACCAGGCTCATGCTCCGGCTGTCGGCCGGGAAGAACTGCGCGAAGCGGCCCTCGAAGGGGTCCCAGAGAATGTGGGGCGCCACGCCGCGGCCGGAGCCGCTGAAGTAGCTCTTCAGGCTGGCGTACGAGACGAGGTCCGCGGGCTTCGCCGCGGTGGCGTTGCGGTCCCAGGTGATGTGGGCTATCGCCCGCGCCGGGTACTGCTGATCGGTCGGCGCGTGGTTGCCCACGTCGGCGCGCTCGGCGCCAGGCATCCAGAGGTCGGGCATGGAGTTCCTTTCAGGGCAGTTGCCACTGGATCTGGTCGCCGGCCTCGGCCGCCGCGCGGATCTCCGCGGCGTGCTCCGGGTCGATGACGTCAAGGGACTGAAGGAACAAGTTCTCGGTCCAGTCCGGGAAGGTCGCGGCCACGTCCGCCGGGACCGCGCCCCAGTGGTAGTAGTTCGTCACACAGACCAGGGCGTAAGTGCCGTCCTGGAGCTGGCTGCCGCGGTACCAGACGTGCTCGGGCTGCTCGTCGGGCATCAGGCACGCTCCGGCCAGTGCCAGCTGCCACCCTGTGGCTCCGCGCCCGCCAGGGCTTCCGTGCCGTCCCACTCGGCATAGCGGCAGGTCTGGTTGAAGAACATGCCGGTCGGGTTGAGGACACACAGATCGACGTACGGTACGCCGTGCTCGGGCACGGGCTCGTCGTTGCGTACGGCCGTGACGACGGCGGCACGACACTCCTTGCCGTACTCACCGCCCGGGGTCCCGTAACTCACATAATGGACCACCCGGCCCACAGTGGGCTTCTGTTCCATACCGCTCCTCACCAGGTGATGGCGCCGTTCCAGGCGCCTGCGCCCTGCTGCTGCAAGGCGAAGTCGATGTCCACGACCATCTGTCCGGCCTGGTCACGGTCGCTCGTGAACTCGGACTCCGAGCGGTGCCAGCCGCTGAAGTCGCTGACCATCAGCTCGCGGCAGCGGATCTCCACGAACCACGCGGCCATGACGGTGTCGGTCAGGCCCTTGGTTTCCGGGAACCAGGCGCACAACTGCTCAATGAAGGCGCGCACGCCCTCGCTCTGCGTCTGACTCGGGAGCCGGATCAAGTTCCGGCCCTCCTGCCAGCCGTCGAAGAGCGTGGCCATGGAGGCCACGCCGAAGTCCGGGTCCCACTTGTTGGAGTTCGTATGGTGCGGGCTGATCAGGCAGCCGCGGGCGGTCAGGTAGTCCTTGATCTCGGCGTCCTGGGTGATGCTCGCCTGGTACGCGTTCTTCTCGACCCGCCACTCCGAGATTCCGTAGCGCTCGGTCAGGCGCTTGATCTCGGCACGCATGCGGTGCGGCGGCATGCCGCGCTCATTGATGACGTCGAGCACCCAGCGGACGCCGGTCCGGCGGTCCAGCCCCCAGACCTGCATGGCGGTGCACCCCGCCGCCGCGGGGTCCATGCCCCCGATGACGAGGAGCCCGTCCATGCCGTACTTGCGGTGCTGTGGCTGACCGTCGAACATGCGGCCCGGGTAACGGGCTCGGTCGATGCAGCCCTGCACGTCCTGCTGCTTGAAGATCGCGTCATCCGCGACTTGATCCTGCATGTAGACCATCGACCAGTTGCGTGGCGCCATCTTGCGCCGCTTCCTGGCCAGGGCCTCGCCGTGCCACATCGGCCAGAGGCCGTCCTTCGGCCAGCCCTCGGCCTGGGCCTGCTTGCGCGCCTGGATCGTCACGGGCGGCCGGTTGGTGGCCGGCCACAGGGTCACCCAGTCCTTCGGGTCGTCCGCGAAGGACAGGACGGCCGGCTGAGTCAGGTACGTCCAGGGCGACTTGCCGTCGGAGTAGTACTGCGGCTTCAGGATCTCGGAGTACAGGTCCGCGGTCGCCATGCGCGTACCGATCAGCAGCATGCGTCCGCCGACGTCGGCGACGCGGGAGCCGACGATGTTCTGAATCCAGTCGATCTGGGACTCGAACTGCTGGTGGTTCGTGTTGTCCACGCAGTCGTCCATGATGACCAGGTCCGTACGCGTGCCGTAGATCTGGCCGCCGATACCGACGGCCTCCACGGTGTACTCCTTCTCGCCGGAGTCGGCGCCGGCCACACGGATCTGCGTGTTGCTCCAGGACGACGCGCCCTCGGCGAAGCCGCCGGGCGGCCCAAACGCCTGCTGAAGATCGATGTACGTCTCGGACTCGGCCAGCCTCTGCTTGATCGAGAAGAGGAACTTCGCGGCCATGGACTGCGTCTTGGAGACGAGCAGGATGCGGATGTTCGGGTCCTGGCAGATGCGCCAGACCACGTAGTTCACGGTGAGCGTGGTGCTCTTCGCATGCTCCGGCGGCGTGTTGACCACGATCTGGTCGTCATCACCCCTGACGTACCGCTGGGCCGGGTGCAGGTCCCGCGGCTCCCGGCCCTCCAGCAGATCGAACCACTGAAGGTGGTGCTTGAAGAGCTTCGTCCCCAGGTAGCGCTCGCAGAACGCCGGGAAGTCCGGGACGTCCTGCTTGCCGCCTGCGGCCTTGTCGATGTTGCTCTGCAAGGCCCGGTCGATCAGCTCCCGGAAGTCCGGGTCCGTCTTGCGGTAGTAGTCGTACGTCGAGCGCACGCAGCCGGCCTGGCGGCAGCCCTCCTCGATCGTGTGCCCCATGCGCACGGTCGCCAGGATGATGTTCTTGCGGTCCTTGGAGGACGCCTTCGAGATGCGGCGGTCCCTCGGGACCGCGGGCTTGCCGTCCTTGTTGACCGTCAGGCGGGCCATCAGCTGCCCCAGTGGGACCGGTCGGCGGCGGAGCAGCCGCGGTCGATGATGACCGGTCCGCCCTCCAGGGCCTGGATCGTCGGGCACAGCCAGCAGAAGTCATCGGCGTTGCAGACTTGCACACCGGGGTGCGGTGCCTCGCAGCGCGCAGCGCAGTCACCCGAGCCGAAGCTGTGCGGCGTGTGGAGCGCTCGCACGCGCTCTGCTGCGTCCATCCCCAGCTCCCCGAGCCTCAGGGGCCCTTGGGGGCCCGATCGGGGGCGCAAGGTACGTCTGCGCACATATTTCTGCGACCCTGCGCTATTCGACTGACCGTCAATAGCGGGAGGGACAGAAGTGGTTCCTGGAAATCCGTGACGGCTTTGCCCGCATGTTAGACTGAAAAAGCATTCGTGCGTACGCGCAGCTATCGCCGCTGCATAAGCCTCTCGGCAGCGGCGATCCATGGTCGGCCATCAGGCCGCAGCAGACGCCCTTCCGGGCGTCAGCACAGCTCAGGGCCCCTCCGGGGCCCTTTCGCTTATGCGGCGCAAGGCCGCTCCCCAAGCGGCCTGATAGCGCCGCAAAGGAGCCCTGAAGGGCTCAGCGGAGCCGCCGGCAAGGCGGCTCACATGCTGGGGGGTTTCATGCTGATCCCTGGGCGGAGACCAGGGATCGGGGGCAAGGGGCCGCTTAACACCCCGGGGTCAGACCGGGGTGAAAGCGGACAGGTTGAGACATGCTGGGGCCCAGACAGGGCCCCTTGCCCCCGATCAGGCGAGGCGGACTCACCGCCGAGCACCAGTGCTCAGCTGTCCGCCTCATGCATACAGACCATGTGCCTTCGGCACACGCATAGGGGCAAGCCCCTGCTTGTGCTCGGCCATGCCGAGCACAGCAGTGCGGCTCACCACTGAGCCGCACACCATGTGTCCGGCCATCAGGCCGGACAGCTCTGCACGCACGCGCGTGTGCGCGTGCTCCCTGTCCTGCCGCCTCCGTGGCCGCACACGGCCACGCGCTGAGCCACGGGCAGACCTGGACCGGTCTGCCTCTCTCGGGCCGCCACAGCGGCCCGTGCTGTGCCCTAGCGGGCACCCATGGGCGAGTCCGGCCGTGAGCCCTGCCGGACTCGCAGCAGGGCGCGCACGCGCGCGAGGAGCTGCCCTCAACCCGGCGACTGATCCTTCCGTTTCGGGTCGGAGTTCGACCGTTCAACGGGCGTCCATGACGCACCGTGAGCACCATGTGACCATCTCACTCCACCACGCCTCAGGCCCTGGCATGTGCCAACGGCACTGCCTGACGTGCGTTTATGCGATTCACACCCCGTGCGGATCGGTCACACACCCCCACTCGGGCAGTACGCCCTGACGGGTGTCTTCACACCCCTCCACAACCGAACAGATCACATTCCGCAACCACGCTCGTGGTCGATTGAGGGTTGAACAAAAGATCTTGCACACGACAGGCAACCCTCATTTGTGCAGGTCAAAGCATGTCTGAAAAAGATCTTCATGAAAGTGTCCCGACGGGGCTTGACTACGAACGTGCTCACAGGCCAATCTCTACACATCGAACGGCGACGCCGCGAAAGCGGAGGAACCGGGAGGAACCCCGGCGCTTGTGTGCCTGGTTCTTCACGAACCGTTCGACCAGTTCGAACAGCACCACCTGGACCCAGTTCAGGGAGCGGCAGCAACTCGGCCCGTTGGCCGACAGACCCGGTGCGAACAACCTGAACAGCGGTCTACGAGCGCAGGAAGAACGAACTTCGAAGGCTCGTAGGTGCTTTGGCACTGAGACACCGAATCCCGAGCGGGCAAGACGGCCCGCGATGACCGGTCGGTGGATAGGACCGCGGCAACACGTTCCCGGTGTTGCTACGAACGGACTAGGCGAACCCTCGCGTTGGGCGCGAGCGCTGAAACGGACGATGTGCAGGGAGAGTGACGGCCGGAGCGTTTCAGGCGCTCACGCGGCCGTACACAAGCTGCGAGGGCGGGCCCGTGCCAGGGCCCGTCACTCGTCAAGCCAGCAGGGGCGAGAACCGGGGCCAGCGGTGGCCAGTCCCGGGTGAGCACGAACGTAGAGAAGCTGACTGCCGCTGGGGGACCGCACCAGCACCCTGACCGGGCCGGACGCCGCAAGGCGGACCGTGAGGCGCCGTAGGCGCAAGCGTCAGGCAGAGCTGAACTCCGTTCCCTTCGTGCTGAGAAAGTTCGTCCCTGCTGGCCTGATGAGTCATCAATGATCAACGGAGAGGCTGATCATGGACAAGCTGAACACTCGCGAGCGCAACACCCTTGCGAGGGTGTGGGACCGGCCCGGCACGGTGCCCGAACTGACCCAGGTGGACGTTCTGCGGACGCTCGTGGAACGGAACTTGCTTGACGTCCGGGTTACGGCCAAGGGGCTGGTAGCACTGGACGAAGCGCTCGGTGGACACCACTGGTCGAAGCTCCACACCGCCCAGACCCCGTACGCGGCGCAGGTGCGCCACGCGCACCGGCACCCGGGCAACACCGACATGGGATGGGTGACCCTCTTCCGTGGGTGCACGGAGTACGCCGCGGCCGACCAGCTGTGGGAGACCCTTCAGCGTGCAGGGTTCCGCACGGACGAGATCCCCGACCACATTGCCGACCTGACCAAGGGGCACGTGATCAGCACCGAGAAGGGCGTGGAATACCGCGTCCTCCTTCGCCCCGAAGAGATCGAGACGGAGACGATCGGCGAGCACTGACCCTGCCGGGATTGGCCGAGCGCACCCGAGTGCCATCGGGTGCGCTTCCTTGTCCCTACAGGTTCGATCAGAAGGAGAGGCTGATCATGAACGTTCGCTACACCACCTTCTTGGGCCCCGACCCGAAGCGCACGGTCACCTTGCAGTCCGATGACCCGTACGCCACCTCGGGAGCGGACCGCGGCGCCCACGGCTGGACGTACTACGAGTACGAAGCGGTGACCCCGAAGCACAGCTCCCCGTACACCGTGGTGTCGGTTCACCACGACGTCACCGGCCAGGTGATCGGGGTCTACGAGTGGGCGACGGAGCGCAGGCGCACGGCGGCCGATTACCCGGCCCTGGCCGACGTGCTCAAGCTGGACTGACCTGCCGGAGCATCGAGCGGCCCCGTGTGTGCCAACACGGGGCCGTTGGCTTGCTCTTACAGGACAGAGCACGGAGGGGTGCCACCCGTGACGATCACTCATGGAGAGGCAGTGATCATGAGCAACTTCGTTATCAACCGCATTGGCTACGTGAGCTTCCGCGGCGTCTTCCACTTCATGGCCGACCACACCAGCGAGCGCACCGCGTGCGGCAGGACCGCACGACACGTCGAGTCGTGCACCAAGGACCGCGGTATCAACGCGGTCGAGTGCAAGGCGTGCTGGCGCACCAAGCGGCAGTCCAACTGATCATCCGCCGCGGCATCGGGTCCACACCTTCGGGTGTGGGCCCCCTTGCCCTTACGGATGAGGGCACACCTGCCGACCGGTGCCACGGTCGGCATGGTGCACACGTGATCAATGGAGAGGTTGATCATGGAGTACTGGGACAACGGTGACGGTACGTTCACCGTCAAGGCGTGGGAGGTCTTCTACGCCGATCACACGTCCAAGCTCGTGTACACGCAGAAGATCGCTCTTGACGAGTGGTCGTCCCCGAACGGGCGCTTGATGGAACTCCGCCTGTTGGTGCGGGACCACCGCCCCGCGATCGGCGCGGAGATCGCGCGGCCGGGAACGGAGGCGTGAGCATGGCCGCGAGCCTGGTCAAGACCCGTCCCGGAACCGATCTGCACATGGGCGTGCTGCTGCGCGATGCTCTGGCCTTCCAGGGCATCGGCGTTCGCGTGGACAAGCCGTGGCGCTCGCTTCCCAGTGAGTTCCTGGTCGCAGAGCGCGAGGGGCACACGCGAGTGTGGATTCACGCCGCGTCATGGAACGGCGCGACGCACTACGACATCCCGCGCGCCGAGTTGATGGCGGTGGCCGCGGTGATCACCGATGAAGTCAGCACCCGGTTCGTCTACGACGGGTTCAGCGACGAGAACGCGCGACCGGTCGCACAAGCCGAAGCCATGGCGGCGGCTGTCGCGCGTCACTTCGGTCTGCCGGTGCGCGAGTACCCCGATCCGTTCGCTGACTGATCCGCCGGAGCGCCGGGCCGGCTCACGCTGTGAGCCGTGCCCGTGCTCTTACGGACAAGAGCACAACGGCCCGGGGTGCCACCCGGGCCGTTGCTGTTGGCGCCCCTTACTGGAGAGGCAGGTAGCGCCATGGAGAACGGTAGCAAGGTGCGTCGCGGCGACCTTGTGATGGTCGAGCTACGGACGTCGTACACGACGTCGTCGTACCGACGCATCGAGCAGACCGAGTACAAGCTCATGGTCGTCACCAACCTGACGCGCGACGGGCAGATCAAGATGGTCCGCGACGATCGATACAGCGACCAGGGATACCCCGTGAAGTTCAGCGGCATGCTGCACGCCACGGGCCGCTACTGGCTGCTCCCGCAGGCCGCATGGGACGTGAAGATGGCCCAGCGCATTGCGCGGGAGCACACGTACCCCAACAGCACACAGGCTCGCTGCTGGCAGTCCCTGGAGGACGCGCGTGAAGCGCTGCGCCCGGCACGGCGCACGGACAGGGGCGAGTGACCATGGGCGAGAACACCGTCAACCCCGCGGGCACGACCCAGATCATCCACGAGGTGGACCGGCGCCTTCGCAAGCCGGTGACGCATACGGACTACCGCCGCGACCTGGCGTACGCCCACGAGATGGGCCTCGGGGTCCACAGCTGGCGCGGTGAGGACCGCGAGGGCAAGCCCATGGTCATCACCTGGGTGACCACCGACAGCGGGCGCGTGCTGTCCGCGTACGAGATCCAGGGGAGGGCGTGAGCATGGAAGCCCCATCGGTCGTCCTGATGTCCTCCGAGGACATCAGGGAGCTGTCGGAAGCCAACCGTGAGGGACGTCCGTACCTGGTGTACATGCAGGATGGGACCCCCGTGCAGATCTGCCCCTGGGTGCCGGACAACACCGACTGACCCAAGCCCCGGCGCCGTTCCCCCCGGCGCCGGTTCGGCGGCCCCACGCCCCTGAGGGCCGCCCGCGGAGCCCCCGTCATCCCCCCGGCGGGGGCTCCGCCCTGTCCGTGCCAGCACAAGGCGGCTCAGCACTGCCTCTCCACTCTGCTGAGCCGTCCTGCGCCTGTACGGGCGACCAAGACAACGCCATGACCTACGGAGAGGTGGACCCATGGCGAACACCGAGCTTCTGCACAAGGTGCTGAAGCACATCATGGACAACCCCGCGGAGTTCGACCCGGTGCGCTGGCACCGGGACTTCGCCGGCTGGACGCTGCGCCTGGCCGGGCCCGGCATCGAGGCCCGCACGGACGACTTCGGCACGGAGACGCTGTACGACAGCGACGGCAACCGCGTCTGGATCACGGACATCGGCCCGTGGGCGCGGAAGCTGCTGGGCCTCACGGCCGAGCAGGCGGCGCGGCTGTTCAGCGTGACCAGCACGCTGGACAACCTGGAGCACCTGGTGGCCGAGTTCTCGGCCGCGGAGGTGGCGGCATGATCGAGCTGACGCTGGCCAGGGCGAAGGAGCTGCTGGCCGAGGCCGTGGCCGAGAAGGGCGCGGATTACGTCTACACCGGCCCCGACGGGGAGCAGGGCAACCCGGATCGCGCGGCGGAGTGCTACTACGTGCACGGTCAACAGCCGGGATGCATCGTCGGCAACGTCCTGCACCGTGCCGGCGTCAGCTTGGCCGATCTGGCTCAGTACGAGGGGCAGGCCGCCGAGGACCCGGTAGAGCAGCTGACGAAGGCCAACGTCGCCGCGGTCAGGCTCCTGATCTCCGTGCAGGAGCTTCAGGACCGCGGCACCCCTTGGGGTGAGGCCGTGCGACAGGCCGAAGTACTCGCCAAGTACTGACCAAGCTCCCCGCTGCCCGGAGGTGATGGCGAAGCCCTCCGGGTGGCGGGGTCCAGGCATGGCGAAGCCCCCTGTGCCGGGCAGGATGGATAGGTTGCACAGGGGGCTTCTGGACCCGCCCCGGCCGGTGCCGCTGCCAAGCAAAGCCACCGACCGGGACGGGCGTCTAT